AAGGCATTTCGTGCAAAAGGGCACGAAGCATATAGCTGCGACATTCAGATGTGTTCAGGCGGTCACCCTGAGTGGCATATATGCAATGATGTTTTGGATATTATCAATGGCAATACCGATTTCTTCACCTGTGACGGCAAGCAGCATACTGTTGAAACATGGGATATGATTATCGCACACCCACCGTGTACATACCTGACGAACGTGGCTACACGCCACTATAGTTTGAAATGCACACCTGCTGAAAAGGTGGTCGAGCGTATGAAACACCGTGAAGAATCAATAGTATTTTTTATGCAGATTGTGTCGGCGAACGCACCAAAAATTGCAGTGGAAAACCCTATAGGGCGTATGAATACTGTATTCAGAAAGGCAGATCAAATAATTCACCCATATATGTTTTCAAACGGACCGGAAGACTCAGAACAGTTTGTCACAAAGGCGACGTGTTTATGGCTAAAGGGGCTGCCTGTCCTACGGCCAACATATACAGGGGACAAGCCTGATAATGGCAAGCTGTTTGGACGATATTCTAATGGTAAATCACGCACATGGGAAGAAACACGTCATTCTGGCAAAGATCGTGCTAAGGTAAGGAGCAAAACGTTTAAAGGTATTGCTTTTGCAATGGCTGAACAATGGGGAAAGATTGAGGAGGACGAAAACGATGATAGTGATGAGAGAGGTATTTAAGAGGGACAAGCCCCTTGACAGCGGCAGCGGAGCAGTAAGCCTTTGCGTGTTCCATTCAAATGTCAAGCCTGACGAATGCGGTGCGCTGACAGTAACGCCAACGAAGGACTACTGCCGCAGATGTGCATTCTACAAGACCCGTGAGGACTTCGACAAAGGGCTTGGCGATGCCGCAAGGTCGCTGAGGGATAAGGGGCTTGAGCCTGTGAAGAAGATGGACTATGACGGCAAGCAGTATATGAGCGTACAGCCGATAAGGGAGGATAAAGATGATAACGAAAGAGGAGTTTGAAAAGGCGGTAGAGATTTGCACTAGTGCAGATAGAAACTGTGGACAATGTCCGCTTAACAAAAAAATCTATAAATGCGGCGTATATTTTGCCCGTTACATAAAAGAAAACGAGCCTGCACTGTCTGCCAACAGCACAAGCTCGGAGGTATCAAAAGATACCAGTTCAACACACATTGATGATAGCACATTGCTTAACATTTGTCAAGAGGAGCTAGAGGCAATATCAGAAATAGCCCTGGATGATTACCCGAACGAGTATCTGACGGGATATATCGTAGCTTTAAAGAAAAATATCGAGAGGCTGAGAGGCGAGCAAAGTGACTAGCTATTCATGTTTGGACTGCAAACATCTAAAAGGCTGTTTGGAGAGTAGCAGGCGTTACCCCTGCAAAGATTTCAAGCTGGCAGAGCCAGCGATACTAGAGAGGAGAGGGCGAAATGACAGTAAGAGAAAGGCTTGACGCTATGGTTGACATGGCGTCAATGGAGCAGAAAATGAGGAAAACGCAAAAGTATGGCACTGTTACCGATGGCGTTTACCCTATGATGACAGGCGACGTGTGGACGTCTGACGGAATAATATTGGGTGTTCAGATATTTCCGCCTGACATTCATGCCGTAGCGAAAGAGGCCGGTGCTGAGGTGTTGGAAAACGGAACTGAATCGTATTTCATGTACAAAAATATCGCATTTTTCTGCTATAAGAGGAGGGTGGTTTAATGCGTTACACAGCTAATGATTGTGTCGGCTGTCCTGACGGGTGCAGATGTTGTGGAAGAGACCGCAACTACACAGTAGTCCAATGCGACAAATGCAGGGGAGAATTGGACCTTGCGAGCGAAAATGTTTTCTGCTACGAGGGCAAGGATTTTTGCAAAGACTGTTTCCGTGAGATTTTGATTGAAGAAATCAACCAGAACGACGATATTTCAGTCTATGAACTTGCCACGCTGGCAGGAGCTGAATATAAAGAGGAGGACTATGACGAATGAAAAAACAAATGTCTGCGGAAGATTATCGCAATGACGGAGCATTCAGCCGCTCACAGCTTTTCAAGCTGTCAAAGTCGCCTGCACACTTCAAGTACGCCCTTGAAAATCCCGAAGTAGAGACCCCTGCGCTTGCTTTCGGCACAGCCTTTCACGCTTATGTTCTTGAAAAGGACAAGTTCGATAGTGAGTACATAGTCGCCCCAAAACTTGATAGGCGCACCAAAGAGGGCAAGGCACTTGCGGCTCAGATAGAGGCGAGCGGTAAAATACCCATAAGCGATGACACTTTTGCACAGATACAGGCAATGGCTGAAAGTGTGATGTCAAACAAGTATGCTGCCGCTTTGCTTAACGGCGGTGAACATGAAAAATCATACTTCTGGACGGACAAGCTCACGGGGCTTAAACTCAAATGCCGCCCCGACTGCCGAACGGATCTAAGGTCAACGTCTGTCATAGTAGACCTAAAAACCACAGAAAATGCTGATACAGACAGCTTTATGCACAGTTGTATTAAATATGGTTATGACTTGCAGGCAGCGATGTATACGCAGGGTGTGGAGAAGATAGAGGGCAAGCCTCATAGATTTGTTTTTATCGCTGTGGAAAAATCACCGCCTTATGCCTGCAACGTCCTTGAAGCCGACAATTTTATCATACAGAAAGGCACAAAAGACCTTAACGACTATCTTTACACTCTCAAAGAGTGTCTTAAAACAGGTAACTGGTACAGCTACAACGGCAAAAACGGTGACTTGAACGTCATAAGCCTGCCGGGTTGGCTGGCTAGAGAATACGAATAGGAGGACAAAACAATGGACGAAATAACAAATGCAGTAACAGTAACACCGGAAGTACCGCAGAACAGCACTATGCCCCTTGACAACATCAATCAGGGTACAGTCGCTATTGAAGCAAGCAGAGCCATTGCAGAAGCACAGGGCAAGCTTGTTATCGCAAAGAGATTTCCACGCAACGAGATACAGGCTTTTGCAAACATGAAAAAAGCTTGTCAGCGTACAGGGCTTGCAAACAAGGCATTTTACAGCTATCCGAGAGGCAACGAAACAGTTTCAGGACCGACTATAAGACTTGCCGAAGAGCTTGCAAGGTGCTGGGGCAATATTGACTTCGGCATCAAAGAGCTTTCGCAGGACAACGGCAAGTCAGAAATGCAGGCGTATGCTTGGGACTTGGAGACGAACACAATGTCGGTGCAGAATTTCACCAATCCACACGCAAAGGAAGTTAAGGGCAAAATAAAGACCCTCACAAGCCTGCGTGATATCTATGAGAACAATGCCAATATGGCAGGGCGCAGGCTCAGAGCAAGGATACTTGCTGTGCTTCCTGCGGACTTTGTGGAAGAGGCTGTCGCCGAATGCAGAAAAACTCTTGCAGGCAAGAATAATATTCCTCTTACGGACCGTGTAAGGAAAATGGTGGTGGAGTTCGAGAAGCTGGGCGTTACGCAGGAAATGATAGAGAAACGTCTTGGCAGAGGTCTTGACACCATGACAGCCGAAGATCTTACAGACTATATCGGCATTTTCAATTCGCTCAAGGATAAGAACACAAAGGTTTCTGAGTGGTTTGAATACGAGAAGATATCTACAGATATCTCAGCAGAAATAGACCAGCTCCAGACCGAGAAAGAGCAGGTGCTTTAATGCAGGCAAGATTACCTGACGGCTATGTTATCATCAGTGGCTTCCTTGCAAAGGACGCAGAATACAAACAGGTGGGCGGCAATAACTCGTCGATCACCAAGTTTTCAGTAAAAGTGGGCGAACGTCAGCCAAAGGTGCAAGGTGAGCGTGGTGAAGCCGTATGGGTGAGCTGTCAGTGCTGGCACTCTGTAGCAAGAGCCACAAAGGCGTTGAAAAAGTTTGACGTTGTGTTTTGTGTGGGCAAGGTGGAGAAAAAGCCATATACCAGCAAAGACGGTGAAGAAAAAGTTGACGTACATCTTGTGTGCGAAGCCGTTTTTGTACAGCCTACCGCAGAAGCAGCACCCCCGCAAGAGCTAGGCGGTGACCTTTCCGACTTTGAGGAGGTGTTGAATGATGAGGGAACGCCATTCTGACGATATCATTGACGTTGATGCGAACGAGGAAAAGCATTTTGATATCGACATGAGCGATGCAGAAGCGGTGAAAAACGCCGTTGCTGTAAAGTATACAAAAGACGATTTTCTCTATACAGAAAAGCCATACGAAGCGATATACGATTACAAAAACGACCCTTTTATGCACAACCTGAAAATTGAGCAAATGGCTCAACAGGCGGCGGAGGTGGGCGTAAAGACGTTCAAAGGGCTGTATAAAAACTATGTCAAAATGCGAGAAATGCAGCGTGGGGCGAATGTTATTATCAATAACCCCACTGCGTTCTCAGGTCCGTATATGCAGCTTGACGCAGGCAAGTATAACGTTGATGACGGCGGTGTGTATCTTATTGACGAAAGCGGCAACTATCACGTTATCTGCCACCACCCGATCATACCCTTTGAGTGTTTGCAGAACATTGACACAGGCGAGGAAAAGCTCAACATAGCTTACCGCACTCGTGGAGAGTGGCAGGAAAAAGTCGTTTCAAAGGAGATACTATATAACAGCCGAAACATTTCACAGCTAGTTAAATGCGGTGTTGATGTGTCTTCTGAAACTGCCAAAGAGCTTGTTTCATATTTCCAGGAGATAGAGAGCCTTAACCGCAATTCTCTGCCGCTGAAAAGATCAGTGGGCAGGCTTGGCTACATAAACGGCGCAGGCTTTTCGCCATACGTCGAGGGGCTGACCTTTGACGGTGAGCAGAATTATTCCACCATTTTTAGTGCTATAAAAAGTCATGGCAGTTATGAGAAATGGAAAAAAGTCGCTATAGATTGCCGCAAGAAAAGCGTGATCGCAAAGATATTTCTTGCGGCGAGCTTCGCAAGTGCGCTTATTCAGCCGCTAGGCGGTCTGCCGTTCTTCGTTCACTTGTGGGGCGTTGATTCAGGCACAGGCAAAACAGTTGCTTTAATGCTTGCGGCTTCTGTTTGGGGAACTCCCGAAATGGGCGAATACATTCAGACGTTCAACAGCACAGTTGTCGGTCACGAGCGAACAGCAGCGTTTCTCAACAGTCTGCCGTTTCTCATTGACGAACTCCAGCTCAGCAAAGATAGTCATGGCAGAAGCCGATTTGACGTTTATCAGCTCGCTCAGGGTGTTGGACGTTCTAGGGGCACAAAAACAGGCGGCATAGAACGTACACCGACATGGCGAAACACTATCCTTACCACAGGCGAAAGCCCCATAGTGGGCGGTTCAGCAGGTGCAGGAGCGGTAAACAGAGTTATCGACATTGAATGTACAGCAAACAATATCGTAATAGCAGACGGCATGGCTGTGTCAGCGGTAATAAAACAAAACTATGGCTTTGCAGGGCGAGAATTTGTTGCAAAACTGTCCTCTCAAAAAGCCTTGACAATGGCACAAGAGGTCTATAACGATTATTTCACCAAGCTCTGCAAGTCGGACACAACGGAAAAGCAGGCAATGGCAGCGGCAATGATACTCACGGCTGATATGATTGCAGAAGCGTCCGTGTTCAAAACGAACGAGCCACTAACAATTGACGATATCTCACCGTATTTGCAGACCAAAAAATCGGTATCAGCAGGTGAACGAGGCTATCAGTATATGTGCGATTGGGTGGCTTCTAACAGCAAACGCTTTGCGACAGGTGAAGACAATAACGGCGAAGTGTTTGGACTTATCCAGGGCGATTTTGCATATATCATTCGTTCAAAGTTCGATGAAGCGGCTTCAAAACAAGGTTTCGACACAAGGGCATTACTCAGCTGGTTAAAATCTAACGGCAAGATACTCGTGAGAGGGCGCAACAATACTCGTGGCAAGCGTATCGGTGGCGTGAACGTTGAGTGTGTTGTGTTGAGATTGCCAGATGAAACACCGGACTATTACACCGAAGAAGAAATGCGTGGGACGGATATATCGGATTTCGGCATTTTGTGAGACATAAGTCCCACGAGGAAAACGACGTAAATGCGTGGTTTTCTGCATAGTGTGGGACTGTGGGACATTTTCCCCCTATATATACCTGTTTTAAATAGGTGATATAGAATCACAGCTTTGTTCACACGTTGTTAAAATATATGTGTGTTTTCCTATATAGGAAAATGTGCGAATTTGTCCCACAGTCCCACAACACCACGAAAAGTGCGTAAATACGCATAGTTTTCGTGTGGGACGTTTGTCCCACACTGTCCCCCACGTCCCACATAAGGAGGTAAAAAAACATCAAATGAATGCAAGAATAAAACTCCGTGACTATCAGCAGGAGTGTATAGATAAAATAACGCAGGCAAAACAGGGAAAACATCTTGTGCAAATGGCAACAGGGCTTGGCAAGACTGTGACCTTTGCAAATATTCCACGTCATGGACGTATGCTTATTCTGTCGCACAGAGAGGAACTTGTGAGCCAGCCGTTAAAGTACTTTGATTGCACAAAAGGTGTTGAAATGTCAAAGTATCATACAGACGGCAGCGAAGAAGTGGTGTCGGCAAGTATTCAGACCATGACCCATAGGCTTGACAGGTTTTCACCTGATGATTTCGATATCATCATAGTGGACGAGGCTCACCATGCGGCAGCGCAGAGCTATAAGAACGTCATAGATCACTTCACACCACGTCTTCTGCTGGGCTTTACAGCAACGCCTAACAGGGCTGATAAATGCAGGCTTAATGATGTGTTTGATGATATCATATTTCAACGTGACCTGCGTTGGGGCATTGAACATGGTTATCTGTGTGATATCCTCTGCAAACGTGCCGACATAGGCTATGACCTTTCAGCAGTACATACACGGCTTGGCGACTACGCTCCGGGCGAGCTAGCAGAAGCAATGGACGGCACTGCGGACGCTATAGCGCAAGCGTATAGAGAACACGCCAAAGGTGCAACACTTATCTTTGCGGTATCGGTAGAACAATGCTACGAGATAGCAAAACGCATCGAGGGCGCTGAGGTGGTCACAGGTCAGACTAAGGACAGAGCTGATATTATACGCCGTTTTACTCAGCGTGAGATACCTTGTCTTGTGAATTGCATGGTCTTCACTGAGGGAACAGACATACCCCTTGTGGAAACTGTTATCATAGCAAGACCCACACAGTCTGACGCACTGTATACGCAAATGGTAGGCAGAGGGTTGAGGCTGCACCCCGACAAGGACAAGCTCACGCTCATCGACTGCGTAGGAGTAACAGGCAAAGCAAGTCTGAGAACAGCTCCAAGTTTGCTCGGTATTGACATTTCTGAGCTGCCAAAGAAGAGTCAGGACAAAATGGAGGGAATGCTCTTTGAACTTCCTGAAAAGGCTACTATGATGTCGGATTGTCCTGAAAGCTGGATAAAGAATGTTCGTATCGTTGACTTGTGGGCGCAGGAGCAGAAATATAATACCCATGACGTGAACTGGTTTAAGTTGCCGGATGGCGATATGAAATGCAGTCTTGGCAAGGGAAAAACGCTGAGGATATCTGCACCCGATGCTTTGGGCATGGCAATATGGCAGGGACAGAAAATACCTATGCAGCAGGCTCTTGACGAGGCGTACACTCTTCTCTGCGAGCGTGAGGCGGACAGCAAATGTTTGTGGGATCTAAATATCTGCCGAAAGTGGGGCAAAGCACCTGCTACTGATAATCAGAAAAACCTTATCCGCAAGCGTGGCAGGAAGTATCTCAACAATTCGGATATCGACATAGAAAATCTGACAAAGTTTGAAGCAAGTCAGATACTCAACAGGATAATGAAAGGGTGATGATATGGCAAGAAATGAAGACAGAGAGCAAATGACCCTTATCAAGTGGACGCAGCAGGCAAGCATACGCAAGGCTTATCCTGAACTGAAACTGCTCTTTCACATACCGAACGAACGTCATTGCGACCCACGAGAGGGCAAAAGGCTAAAGCTTATGGGCGTGAAATCAGGTGTTCCTGACCTGTTTTTACCTGTGGCAAGGGGAAGAAACAAAGGGCTGTTCATAGAACTCAAAGCGGAGAATGGCAAGCCCTCAGATAATCAGATGTGGTGGTTTGCGGAGCTTGGCAAGCAGAACTATTTGGCGGCGATATGCTACGGCTGGAAGCAGGCAGCTGATATGCTGATGCACTATCTTGGCGGTGATGATAATGCTGGTCAAAACTGAGGTCATAAAGAAGGCAGACGAGCTGAACAGAATGGCGGCAAAGCTTCTGCCGCTCCCAGAGGGCCTGACACAGGCGGAACAGCTTTTGTATAAGTCGCTTTGCATTGTGTATCGAGAGTTCAGAGCGGGGCAGATAAACAAGAAACAGGCGCTTGACGAAAAGCAGGAACTATACAGGGCATACATCAATGGGGCTTATGCACTTGATCTATGGCAGACATACGGGGAATATGCTAAGGTGTTTCAGAAATGTCAGTACGAGATACATCATGACGGCTGTGAGGTTTGCAAGAGGCTCAATGATATCCTATGTGGTACGGGGAGGGGCAAAGCCAATGAAACACACTGACCACACCCTCTGCTGGCACTGCCGCCACGCAGTACCGACAAAGGACAAGATAACAGGAGAATACCTCACAGGCTGTACATGGTCCATAGACCGCAGACCTGTCGAGGGTTGGAAGACATGTCAGCACAGAATATACGAGGCGCAAAAGGGCGGCATGATACATTCGTATACTGTGACGGAATGTCCTGAATTTGAGGAGGATTAACATGACAAAAATCAAACCCGAATACATATTCCCATTGTTGCTGATTTTGCTAGACGTGGGAGCGGCAGTTATATATGCTGTGCAGAAAGACTACAAAAAGGCCGTCTACTGGTTAGCAGCGGCAGTGTTAAATGTGACGGTAACTTTTTAGGAGGGAGAAAAGTGACAAAAGCTGAAAAAGCCAAAAACCTGCGCTATAAGAAAGCAATTGTATCGCAGCTCAATTTTGAGGAAATAACATCTCAGCTATACGACATCAGTTCCGTTTGTGAGGAATACCAGTATTACTTCAGCAGCGATGATGATACGCTTCTCAACGCACTTGACGGAGATGACGAGCAGGAACAGGAATTTAAAATGATGTTTTCAGACCTTTCATATGAGTGTGATAGTTTGAGGGACATTCTCAATGATACCTATGTATCAGAACATTTTGACGATTTTTTTGTCGGAATAATGCTAAACGGAAATAGTCCGTTCAAGTGCTATGGATATGATAGCTTTGAAGAAGATTACTTTGCACTTTCGTCATATGACACGAAATGTGCATCAGGTGAGAGCGCAAAGAGACTTAAACGTCTTACGAAGGACGAGCTGCTGTCCGTTTGTGGACAATGCTTTGGGCTTGCAGTGTCTTACCTCAACGTCCAATACAAATATGACTATTTGAAAGCTGCTTTTGATATCTTGAAAGACCAAAATACCTCATATTTGCAGATCATAAAGGACATTGAAACGGCATATGACAAAGCGGACGCAAAAGACTGGTATGAATACAACACCGAAGTGAGAGCGTTTGATAAGCTTGTTGGAAGTTTCGACGAATATAGCAAAATCTGGCTTGAATAATGAGGAGGTATAACATATGGCAAGATACATCAATGCAGACAATCTGATTAACGAATTATCAGCGGCGTGTATGCCGATATACGAAAAGGGCATAACAGGCATTCTGGGTGATAACAGCAGCATTGCCGATATAATCAACGAACAGCCTACCGCAGACGTGCAGGAAGTCAAACATGGAAAATGGAAACCTATGTTTATGGTTGTAGCCTACGAATACGCCGGGAAAACTTTTGATTTTAGAGGTATAAAATGTTCAGAATGTGGAAAAGAAATTATTTCTTTAATTCATGAATCATTTCGGCCAAAGCCTAACTACTGCCCTTGCTGCGGTGCAAGAATGGACGGTGTTGCTAATGGCTGACCTTATGACCATGTCACGCCTGAAAGCCTACCGCAGGAACGCCTCAGCCATTGAGGACATCAAGGCGGAGCTTTCAGGCAAGTACGTTGCCGACACTATCAGCGTATGCACGCCGCCGTCCTATACACCACACAGCACACGCATAGACGGCTTCTTGCCAAGCGGCGATACGCTTTCATTGCTGTGCGAGCAGGCACGGTTAGAGCGTGAGCAGAGGACTGTGGAGGAGTTTATCAAGGGGATAGAGGACTATCAGACACGGCGAATGTTCGTGCTGAAATTCATCAAGGGTAAGACGTACTTGCAGATAGCTATGCAGGTAAGCGGTGGGAGAATCACAGAGGACGCAGTTGAAAAGAAGATAAAAAGATATATTTCAAAAAAATCTTGATTTGTCGGTTTTGTCGGTTTTTACTGTGTTATAATTTAAACTGAGGAAAGTGTAGATGTACCTCAGACTTGTACTTTCATGAAGTCACCTCCAATTTTCTAAGCCCCGTAAGGGGCTATGCAGGTTGAGAGCGTGCCAGCTCAACATCTGCTCCACCATTTACAAAACTCCTTATAATATTTTCACAAGGGCGGCTGCATTTTGCGGTCGCTTTTGCGTTGCACGGAGGTATACAATGCCAATACCAAGACCCGACCGAAGCGGTTCACACCAACAGCAGTTCCGTATCAACAAGAAAAAGATATATGCTACCCAAACAGTCTGCGGTATCTGTGGAAAACCTGTTGATTTTTCCTTGAAATATCCGCACCCACTGTCAGCTTGCATAGATCATATCATACCCATTGCAAAAGGCGGTCATCCTTCGGACATTTCAAACTTGCAGTTGGCACATTGGTGTTGTAATCGCCAGAAATCTGACAAATTGGTGGAAAAACAGGTGTTTGACCAGTCTCTTGACCTGATTTCCAACCGAATTTTACCACAATGCTACGATTGGAAGAATTTTTAACAAATTATTGACAATATGGGGGGTATGCCCCCTTTTGAGGTCAAAAAAGACCTTCACCGCCGCACTGCTTATATTTCTCGCAGAGTTGAAATAATTGGAAAGGATATACAAGATGAGCGAATACAAAGGCATGGCATATTTGAAAAAGAAGCTTTCTTCAAAGGCTTCGAGGGTCAATGTGCGCTATGACTACTATCACATGAAGAACGGCCTTACTGACATGGGCAAAATGATACCACCAAGCTATAACTGGATGCGTCCTGTGCTAGGCTGGTGTGCAAAAGCTGTTGATACCCTTGCGGACAGAATAGTATTTGACAGCTTTGAGGACAACACTTTCTACGTCAACGAGATATTTGACAACAATAATCGTGACGTGTTCTTTGATTCTGCTATTCTCTCAGCGTTGGTGTCCTCCTGCTGTTTTGTGTATATCTCGGCTGATGAAACAGGTTATCCACGCTTGCAGGTCATTGACGGCAGTAACGCTACTGGCATCATCGACCCTATCACGAATATGCTCCGTGAGGGCTATGCAGTACTTGACAGGGATAATAATTTCAACCCCACCATTGAAGCTTACTTCACCGCCGAACAGACAGAGATATATCGCAGAGGCTATGATGTTGAGATCTATGACAATCCTGCGCCTTATCCTCTGCTTGTGCCTATCATATACCGCCCTGATGCAGTTCGTCCTTTCGGTCACAGCAGGATATCAAGGGCGTGCATGGAACTTGTGCAGGAAGCTATGAGAACGCTCAGGCGGTCGGAAGTATCAGCTGAGTTTTACAGTTTCCCACAAAAATATATACTCGGCCTTTCAGATGATGCCGAGAAAATGGACAAATGGGGTGCAACAATGTCCTCACTGCTGACTATCACCAAAGATGATGACGGCGGCAATCCTACTGTCGGACAGTTTCAGCAGCAGTCCATGTCACCATACTCTGAACAGCTTAAGTCTATAGCTTCACTGTTCGCTGGAGAAACAGGGCTGACCCTTGACGACTTGGGCTTTGCGACATCCAATCCTGCCAGCTGTGAAGCTATCCGTGCGGCTCACGAAAACCTCAGGCTTACCGCACGCAAGGCGCAGAGAACGTTTGGCAGTGGTTTTCTTAACGTGGCTTATCTTGCCGCCTGCGTTCGTGATAACACGGCCTATATGCGCTATGCTTTCAGTGACATCAAACCGCAGTGGCTTCCCATTTTTGAACCTGATTCTGCGGCACTCTCGGGTGTGGGCGATGCTATTTTGAAAATTAATCAGGCTGTTCCTGACTATCTGGGTGCAAAGGGCATCCGTCAGCTCACGGGCATAGAGGGCGAAAACAATGGCTGATATCGGTGCAGAACTGCTTGAAAAAATTCGTGCTGAATTTCAAAAGACGTGCAAGGCTGATAAGTACATTCAATCGGTTTTGAAGAAAATAGAGGGCGGCACTGCGAAAATGGAAGAAGTCGCCCTGCTATCGAAACAGCTCGGATTTAGAGCCTCTCAGGCTATCGGTGCACACGTCAACGTAGCGGCCTTGCCTGACGGCAAAATGTACTACAACATCGCCGATACCATACTCACGGGCGTGTTGAAAGATAACTATGATATCATCAATTCTGCGGCAACAGAATGTCAGAAAGCCCTTGACAGCCAAGCAGGCATAAACATCACACCTCAGCAGGCTGAATTTCCTACTGAGCGTATACAGGCGGTAGTCAATGCGGCTTCTGTACCGGATATTGCAGAAGAAATAATGATACGGCGAATGACAGCTCCGGCGCAGAACATCACTGAGAGTTTTTACAACGATTATGTGCAAAAAAACGTGAAGCTTCGTTCTGATGCAGGACTGGACTGCTACATTATTCGCAACGATCACGGCGGCTGCTGTAAGTGGTGTTCAAAGCTTGCAGGTAAATATCACTATCCCGAAGATGTTCCAAAAGACGTTTACCGCAGGCATGATAACTGCGGCTGTACTGTTACATACCTCAACGGTAGAAAGGCACAAAACGTGTGGAGCAAGACCAAGTGGAACATCTCAGATGAAGAGCTTGAGCAGATGAAGACAGCCGGTTCAAGACAGCCTGTGAGGCTTGACAAACGGGGTGGAAGTGGTATAATGAAGGAAAATAGCAGTATGGCTAAATTCATTCCTGCTGATACCATTGAAAATGCCAAGGAATATACACTAAAATTTGCCGACAAAGTTAACGTGAAAAATGTCAAAAATCTCAATTCACTTAATACGGTGAATGAAACATTAACTGACTTAACTGCAAAATACCCCGTTGATAAGTTACAAGATATAAATTGTTCGTCAACACTAAAAAAAGCAAACGCTCGAGCAAATGGTGGAGGCTTGGATATAAGCACTAAATATCTTAACGAACCACCAGCAATGGTTACCGATTGGAAAACAAGGAATGAGCAATTTGCCAAGCTTATTCCTGAATATCAAGCAGCAATAAGCAGTGGCAAATATAGTGCTGCACAGGTCAGAAAATTAAAGAAAGACCTTGCTCAAATAGAAGAAGGTATAAAATATAGCCGGTGGAGTATGTCAAGTACATTCAGTGGCACAAATGCGGTAAAAGCAACAGTAGCACATGAATATGGGCACATTATTGCAGATCAATATTTCGGACAAATTAACAGAGGTCTGTATTGTAAAAATTATGGTGATCCAAGAAGTGTGAAAATAAAAAGCATGGTTGATGATGCTTTTCGCAAGGCAAAGCAGACAGGCGATATTTATAGCATTTCGCAGTATGCAAGCACGGACAGTCACGAGTTTTTTGCAGAATGTTTTTGTGCACATTACCACGGAGAAGAATTTCCTGATTATATTGAGCAAATGTTAAAGGAGGCATTGACAAAATGAAACAATGTAAAAATTGCATTTCTTATGATGCTGAAATGGAAGCACTTCGTCAAAGCGGCGATGATGTTATTATTGTCGGGCATGAAAATGACGAAGAAAAAAATTATTGTTTGACATATCCAGAGGGCATACCGTTAGAAATAGCCAAAGACAGGTGTGCTTGTGAATTAAAAATTTCTAAAGAAGATTTTAAAAACAATAATGCTTGACCGCTCCGCTACGGCGAGGCGGTATTTTTATACCCAAAATCAGAAAGGACGGATAAATATGAATTTCGGACAGGCAATTGAAGAAGCAAAGAGAGGCAAGAAAATAGCGAGAAAAGGCTGGAACGGCAAAGGACAGTATGTTGAGCTTGCTACTAATGTTAGTTATAAATCACCTAATGGTACTGTGACAAATGTAAACCATAAGGATATGGGCAATAAAGCGTTAGCGTTTGTGGGAACTTCTGGCGTACAACTTGGCTGGCTTGCAAGTCAAGCAGATATGCTGTCGGAAGATTGGCAGACAATGGACTAATCAAACATCGGAACTAAGCACCTTAACGGGTGCTTTTTTAGTACCTAAAAGGAGGTAATCCACTATTGAGGATAAGAGAGTCGGCAGGCAGACCCCCACCATATCGGTAGTGTTGCCATATGAGCAGACCAAAGGCAATGAGGCTATCGCAATGTATAACAAATCGGGGCGCACCGCACAGGAATGGCAGGAGTTAATGCTTTATGACATCATGGCGGTGGACGATGAGGGATTGTGGAAGCACATGAAATTCGGCTGGTCGATACCAAGACGTAACGGCAAGTCGGAGCTGCTTATTATGCGTGCGATCTATGGCCTGCAAAATGGTGAACATGTGCTTTATACCGCCCACAGGACAACAACGTCACATTCGGCGTGGGAGAAGATCATCGACCTTATCACAAAAATGGGTTTTCTTGAAAAAGAGGACTTCAAGACTACAAAACAGTTTGGCCTTGAGTGCATCAAGTGGCTCAAGGGTGATGGAATTATTAATTTCCGTACACGTTCATCAAAGGGTGGACTTGGTGAGGGCTATGACCTGCTTATCATCGACGAGGCACAGGAATACACCACTGACCAAGAAACAGCCCTAAAATATGTCGTCACAGACAGCCGAAATCCTCAGACGTTGATGTGTGGAACACCTCCAACAATGGTGTCTGCCGGTACAGTTTTCACAAAATACCGACAGAAGACGATATCGGGCAAAGGCGGTGACGACGGCTGGGCTGAATGGTCTGTACCGAAACTCACGAACGCACATGACCCCGAACTTTGGTATCAAACGAACCCGTCACTTGGAACTATCCTCACCGAACGTAAGATACGCTCTGAGCTTGGTGACCCGAAAGACGACCAGGTTGACGATAACATCCAGCGTTTAGGCTTGTGGCTCACCTATAACCAAAAGTCGGCTATAAGCAAAGGAGAGTGGCAGGCAATTTGTATCACTGGCAAGCCCGATATCAGCAGAGAGCTGTTTTTCGGCATTAAGTATGCAAAGGTCACGGATAACGTATCTTTGGCTGTCGCTGCAAAGACAGCAGACGGCAAGATTTTTGTTGAGGCTATCGACTGCCGCCCTGTAAGAGAGGGGAACGGCTGGATAATCGCATATCTGCGCAATCCGCATATGCGTGAAACCGTCATTGACGGAGCGAACGGACAGTCTTTGCTTGCGGCAGATATGAAAAACGCAGGTATCAAGCGCAAGCCTATCCTGCCGAAAGTCGCTGATGTGATCACTTCGTCAGCAGGTTTTGAGCGAGGAGTATTTGCACAGAATATTTGTCACGCAGATCAGCCGTCCCTTGAACAGGTCATTGCCAACTGTGAGCACAGAGCTATAAGCTCAGGCGGAGGTTTTGGCTATACCTCAATTCTTGAGGGTGCTGACATATCACTGCTTGAGGCGGTGGTGCTTGCTCACTGGGCGTGTGCAAGTTCATCGGATAAAAAGAAAGTACAGAAAATAAGCTGGTAACAGTTTATATATATCACCTACACCGCAGGGTAAAGCGGGGAAAGGAAACACTATGGCAGAATTTGAAGCTATAACAACACAGGAAGCCTTCGACAATGCGATAAAGGCAAGGCTCGACCGCAACACGGATACAGTCAAGAAACAGTTTGAGGGTTATATTTCCCCTGACGACTTCAAGACGAAGACAGCCGACCTTAACGGTAAGATCACCGACCTTACAGGCAAGCTTGCAGAAAAGGATACAGCTATCGCAGACCTCACGGCTAAGAACAAGGCATACGAGACCAGCTCGGTAAAAATGAGAATTGCCCACGAAAACGGTATCCCTTATGAGCTTGCAAACAAGCTTTCAGGAGACACAGAAGAAGATATCAAGAAGGACGCTGAAACATTTGCAAAGTTTATCGGCAAGAAGCAGACAGCCCCTCTTGGCCACACAGAACACAATCACGCAGACGGCAAGAATGCGGCATATAAGTCGCTGCTTGCAGGTCTTATAAAGTAAAGAAAGGAAGTAATTTTATGGCAGACGTAATTTCAAAGGGTACACTTTTCGACCCGGTACTCGTTAAGGAGCTTTTCGACAAGGTAAAGGGCAAGTCATCCCTTGCCGCACTTTGCGCTCAGACACCTATCCCCTTCAACGGTCAGAAGGAGTTCATCTTCACTATGGACGATGAGGTAGACCTTGTGGCTGAGAACGGCAAAAAGACAAGAGGTAGCGCTGCCCTTGAACCTGTGAAGATAATCCCTCTCAAGGTAGAATACGGCGCAAGAATTTCAGACGAGTTTCTTTACGCCAGCGATGAGGAGCAGATCAATATCCTCAGAAACTTCTCAGACGGCTTTGCGAAGAAGGTCGCAAGAGGTCTTGACATCATGGCTTTTCACGGAGTTAACCCGAGAGCAAAGACAGCTTCGGCGCTTATCGGCACGAACCATTTTGACAACGGCGTAACTGTGATAAAGCAGGACAGCACGTCACCGAAGACTCCCGACGCTCTTATCGAGGAGGCTATCGCTGCAGTACAGGGCAACGAGTATGATATTTCGGGTCTTACAATGGCTCCGTCGTTTAGAGCTGACCTTGCGAAAATGGTGGATACAAGCGGCAGAAAGATTTATCCTGACCTTGCTTGGGGCAATGCACCGACTTCTATGAACGGCATTCAGACCGTGACAAACAATACAGTTTCATTCAACTCCAGCAAAGATCTTGCGATCGTTGGTGACTTTGAAACGGCGTTCAAGTGGGGCTACTCAAAGGAAATTCCGCTTAAAGTCATCGAGTACGGCGATCCTGACAACAGTGGACAGGATCTTCAGGGATACAATCAGGTATACATCAGAGCGGAGACATATCTCGGTTGGGGCATTCTTGACAAGTCTGCATTCGCTGTCATTCAGTCAGCAGCTAAGTAAGGGGGCGGCATAAATGGCGGCAGAGTACGCAACTATCGAGGACGTTATAAGGCTTGGTCGAAAGCTCACGGCTGAGGAACAGGAAAAGGCGGCAGCTCTGCTGCCTGTCGCCTGTGCAAAGCTTTCAACTGCCTGCAAGAAGTATGGCAAAGATCTTGACATTATGATAGCTGATGAACCTGACGTAGAGCTTGCGGCAAAAGATATCATAGTTCGTGCTACGCTGAGAGCTGTTGACTCTATTGCGGACAGCTCTCCTGCGACTTCGCAGGCTTCACAGTCGGCTATGGGCTATTCAGTATCAATGACCTATCTCAACGCAGGACAGCAACTGTATTTTCTCAGAAATGAACTGAAAGAACTGGGCGTTATGCGGCAGAGATACGGAGCTATGGAGGTATATGACGTATGAGATTAAATATCAAAGGCATACCTGTTAAGCTTTCTGTAAAAACGCAGACAGGCATTGACGACTTCAACAGACCTACATATGAGGTATCTCAGGAAGTTGTCGAAAACGTGCTTGTGGGCGAGCCGTCTGCAGAGGACGTTGTGAACGAGATCAACCTGTCAGGCAAACGCATAGCTTATGTGCTTGCGATACCAAAAGGTGACACGCACACATGGGAGAATACAGAAGTCGAGTTCTGGGGAATGACATTCAAAACTGTGGGTATCCCTACGCAGGGCATTGATGATAATATCCCTTTACAATGGAACAAGAAAGTAAAGGTGGAACGCTATGAGTAAAGTTAATATAGAGCTTGACCACAACGCAATTGCGGCTTTTCTCTGCTCTGCACCTGTTGAAAGCATGGTCAAGGGATATGCTGACAGAGCCGTTCAACGTCTTGGCACGGGGCATAAAGCGTATACTATCACATGGACAAGATACCCAAAAATGCGCCGTAAGGTCGCTATCGTCAAAGCTAAGACAAAGAAGGCTCAGCGTGCTAATCTTAGAAATAACACACTTTTGAAGGCGGTGCTTGGCAAGTGATAGAAAAAATAATTCTTGACTGGCTGGGGGCAAAGCTTGACGTTCCTGTTTATCTTGAAGAACCTAAAAACCCACCAAAAGAGTATGTGCTTATCGACAAGCTAGGCTCGGCAGAGAATGATTTTATCACATCTGCCACCATAGCCGTTCAGAGCTACTCAGCGAGCCTATACGGGGCGGCAGAACTTAACGCAAAAGTTAAAAAGGCTATGCCTGAAAGCGTGTCACAGGGCGATATATGCCGCTGTGCTTGCACGTCAGACTACAACTACACGGACACAGAAACAAAGAGATACCGCTATCAGGCGGTATTTGATATAACCTACTACGAGGAGTGATAATACTATGGCAAACAACAAAGATAACGTATCAACAGGCAAGCCAAAGGTAGGCGGAGCGGTTTTCACAGCGGTCACAGGATCTACACTGCCGACAGATGCAACAACAGCACTTGACGCAGCGTTCAAAAGTTTGGGCTACTGTTCAGAGGACGGAGTAACAAACAGTTCTGGCATTTCTACTGAAAATATCAAAGCCTGGGGTGGAGATATCGTTGACACACCGCAGACAGAAAAGACGGACACTTTCAAGGTAAAGCTGATAGAGTGTACCAATGTAGATGTGCTGAAAACTGTCTACAATGACAGCAATGTTTCGGGCGACCTTGACACGGGTCTGACAATCAAAGTAAACAGTGCCGAGCATGAAGATCAGGCGTTCGTATTCGATATGATACTGAAAAACAACGTACTGAAAAGAGTAGTGATCCCGTTCGGCAAGGTGACGGAGATATCTGACATCACCTATAAGGACAACGAGGCTATCGGCTATGAGCTGACTATCACAGCCACACCTGATGAAAACGGCAATACGCACTATGAGTACATGAAAAAGGGGGAATAACCTATGCTGACAGGTAAGACAGAAAGCGGTTTTGAATTTGAAATAGAGGAGAAGACCCTTGACGACTATGAGTTTATCGAAGCTGTCGGCAAGTGTGAACAGGGCGACCCCCTTGCATATGTCAAGGTAGTTGACGCCGCTCTTGGGAGCAAGAAAGAAAAAGCTTTCGAGAAGATAAGAGAAAAGTGCGGCTATGTATCGGCTAAAGAGATAACAAAGCTTATCGTGGAGATCTTCCAGACACCTAAGACAAAAAACTCCTAGTCCTTGCCGCTGTTATGGAGCGCTATCCTGATGAACTTGATTGCGATATGGCGCAGTATTATCACATATACGACTACAAGTCGCTGCCTGCACGAAAGGTAGCGACTTTTCTTTGCGGTCTTGACAGTTCATCACGGGTCAAGCGCAAGCTCAATGATGTTGGCGGTTCGTTCTCTGAAATACTGCTTGCACTGATATTTGACCGTCTGCAATGGATATGCTGGTCGCAGACAAAGGACGGTCAAAAAGGTGTGAACAGACCGCAGCCAATGGCTGAAAAGCTCATAGGTAAGAATGACAGCGACAGTGAGATAACAGCGTTCCGAAGCGGCGAGGATTATGAGAAAGCAAGAAGAAAAATCTTAGGAAAGGAGGACTAACATGGCAGAAGAAAACGGCACACAGCTGGGCAAAGCATATGTGCAGATAGTTCCGTCTATGCAAGGGCTTGCATCAGAACTGCGAAGAGCGTTCGGGGATAGCATGCCCGATGGTCACAGGTTTGGAAGCTCTCTTGGTGGCAAGGTCGTTTCAGGTTTTGGGAGCACTATCAAAAAGGGCTTTGCGCTTGCCGCAAAAGCTGGTATAGCAACTATATCGGCAGCAAGCGCAGGCATAGGCGCTATAGTCAAAAGCTCTGCGAGCGCATATGCGGACTATGAGCAGAACATAGGCGGCGTTGAAACACTTTTCAAGGACAACGCTGATACTATCGTAAAGTACGCCAGTGAGGCATACAAGACCGCAGGAATCTCCGCTAATGACTATATGCAGAACGTTACAAGCTTTTCTGCTTCACTTCTGCAAGGCTTGGGCGGTGATACTGCACAGGCTGCTGAGATAGCCAATGAAGCGATGGTGGATATGTCGGACAACGCCAACAAAATGGGTACTGACATATCATCTATTCAAAACGCATATCAGGGTTTTGCAAAGCAGAACTATACCATGCTCGATAACTTAAAACTGGGCTATGGCGGTACACAGGCGGAAATGGCAAGGCTCATCAACGATTCAGGCGTGCTTGGGGATTCGATAAAGGTCGATGAAAAAACCGTCAACAGCGTGTCATTTGACAAAATGATAGAAGCTATCCACAAGGTGCAGACCGACCTTGACATCACCGGCACAACTTCAAAGGAAGCGGCAACAACAGTTTCCGGTTCTCTTGGTTCTGTGAAAGCAGCGTGGGCAAACCTTATGGCAGGAATGGGTGACAAAAACGCTGACCTGAAAAATCTTATCAAAGAAATGGTAAGCACAGTAAAGACCTTTGCAAAGAATATTATGCCTGTCATAAAGCAGGCTCTTTCAGGGGTCACAACGCTCATAAGTGAATTGGCTCCTGACATAGCAGCCGAGCTTCCTCAGCTTGTGAGCGACCTGCTCCCACAGCTTATAGAAGCAGGCGCGCAGATATTTCAGGCACTTGTAAAAGGTATTTCTGATAACATCGACACGATAACACAGGCGGTCATAACAGCCGTTACAACTATTGCAACGGCGCTTATCCAGAACACAGGTCCTCTTGTGCAGGCGTTGGCAACTATCATAACCACTATTGCACAGGCTTTGCCAACTATTTTACCAGACCTTACAGAAGCGATAAAGCAGCAAATGCCATTGATATTGCAGGCTATACTTGACAGCTTACCTGCGATAATCGAATGTGCTACACAGATAATCGTAACAATAGCAGAAACATTAGCCAACAATATTAATCTTATTGTTGACGGCGCTGTCAAAATCATTGATACATTAGCAATGTCACTTTCTGATAGTGATACAGCTAAAAAGCTTACAGAAGCAGCATTTAAAATAGTATTTACCCTAACCAAAGAGATAGTAAAAAATCTTCCTGATATTCTTGCCAGCGGCATACTTATAGCTGTTGAAATTGTCAAGGGAATTGCACAAGGTATGGTGGACTTTTTTGCACCTGTTTCAGACGCTTTATCAGACAAACTGCTTGACCTTACAGACTGGTTTTCACGCAAATGGAACGACTTCAAAGAGTGGGGTTCAGATATGATACAGGCGTTTATAGACGGCATAAAAGAGAAGTGGCAGAGCCTTAAAGACACTGTATGTGACGTAGCTTCAAGCGTCAAGGACTTTCTCGGCTTTTCTGAACCTGACAAGGGTCCTCTTTCAAACTTCCACACTTTTGCGCCTGATATGATGGACCTTTTTGCAAAGGGAATAGCAGATAACGAGGACACTATCACAATGCAGTTCAACAGGTCTCTGCAACCGCTTATGGATACGGATATCATACCGCCAAGCTTTTCGGCACTCCCCGAAAAGAGTGTGAATAACGGCGGTAATGATACAATGAACAAGATCATCGCCCTCTTAGAGACCTACTTCCCACAGCTTGCACAGCAAGGAAACATTTATCTTGACGGTGACAAGCTCACGTCAAAGGTGGACGGAAAACTAGGCGAGAGGGTCACAAGCAACGAAAGGAGGCTTGCAAGTGTCTAATGAATACATAGAGTTTGGCGGCAAGAAGTCCACCGATTTCTATTTGGTTATCCAAAAGGACGGCGTTCAGATATCTCAGCCGGAGGAAAACAGGATAGAAGCCACTTTACCGTTTATGAACGGCTTTTATGACTTCTCGAAAATGGCAGGTGAAAGGACGTACAAACAGCGTGATATCACGATAAAATTCAGCCTTTCTGCAAAAGATGAAAACGAACTTTACCGCAGAAAGTGTGATGTTGTCCGCTGGCTCAGTGGAGCAAAGGGTGAGCTGAGGATAAGCTTTCTGACGGACTATCACTTTGTGGGGGCAACGGCGGTGTTTGATACCTCCGCATTTGAGTTCACTTCACGGCGCACCGCTGATCTGACAGTGAACTTCAAGACGTATCCTTTTCTACGTTCTGATGATTACTCAGATATCGGCTTTGACGACTTCAACTTTGAAACCGACTGTCTGAATTTAACGAATATATCGCTGACGGCGGTCAAGCAGACACGATACGCCCCTCCTGCGACCTTGAAAATCTACTCATATGCTGATAGGCCCATACGCCCACGCCTTTCTTATAAGCGCTCAAAGGACGATGCAAAGAGTGTGGGCTTCACCTATTTTGCACTCAATGGCGAAGAAATAAGCGCAAGTGTATATCGCAACACGGAGAAAGAATTCGACCTTGACGAACTGACTTTACAGCCTGGTGTGAATACTCTTGCGGCTTACGGCTTCGGCACACTCACGCTCAAACTATACGAGGAGGCACTCTGATGTTCATAGTAACGATAACAAATGGAGCTGAAAACACTATCATACACAGCGACGGCACAGACCGCATATCAGGCGGCAAGGTTGCAAAGTCTATCAACGCTGTGGATAGTTTCAGCTTTACCATATATCCGAACAATGCAGGCTATGACCTCTTGAAGCCGCTTACAACGGCTGTCAAGGTCTATGATGAAAGTACTGACAAGGACATTTTTATAGGCAGGGTCTTGAAGTGTCCTGACAGCATGGACGAGAGAGGTCTGATATGCCGTAAAGTCACCTGCGAGGGGCGTTTGGGCTGGCTATATGACAGTGTTCAGCCGTATGTTGAATACAAAATGGTAGGCATATCAACAGTGCTTTCTTCGTTCTTGTCAAAGCACAATTCTCAGGTGGGTGCAGATAAGCGTATAGAGCTAGGACAGGTCACTGTTACGGCAAGCAACAACTACACATACACTGCAAATTGGGACAAGACAATGGACGTCATTGCAGACAAGCTTATAGGAAAATTCGGTGGTGAGATACAGCTTCGTGATAAAGACGGAAAAGTGTATATAGACTATCTGGAGCATATCGGACACGGTACAGACACCACCATAGAGCTTGCGGTCAACCTTAAAACCATATCACGGGAAGTGGACGAAACGGCGGTCATAACACGTCTTTATCCTCTTGGTGCAAAGCTTACAGACAGCGAAAAGCGGTTGACTATCGGCACTGTGAATGGTGGCAAGGATTACATAGAGGACAGCTCACTTATCGCAAAATACGGCGTTATAAGCGGTCCGCAGATATGGGACGACGTTACCCTTGCGAGCAATCTTCTTAGCAAGGGCAAGGAGTATCTTAAATCTGTCAATCGTGCGAAAGTGCAGTATCAGATAACAGCACTTGACCTCTCGAGAATAAACAAACACATTGAGCAGTTTGAACTCGGCTGTTGGTACAGAGTAAAAAATAGTCTTATGGGCATAGACGAGGATTTGCGCATTGTGGGTATATCCATAGACCTTGACAATCCGCAGGCTTCACAACTAACCTTCGGTGACCGATTTGAAACGCTTTCGGGCTTTATGACAGCGAAAACTCAGAGCCTGCAGTCTGCTATAGATAACTCTGAGTTCAGAAACAGACAGGTGATAGACAGCAAGATAGAGAGTGCGACTAAACTTATCACAGGTGCAGA